AGGTCGTTGCGAACCAGCGACGACATCGACATCTATGAAATTCCGGTCCACAGTCAAATCATCATCCAAATTTAAAGGATTATAGCATGCAATACATCTTCCATAATGAAAGGCGTTACCGTTCAACATGATTTTTATATGCAAATCTGCTGTCATCAACTTATAATTCTGGAGTCGATCTAAAACTTTCTGGTTCTCAAAATACAAGGTCCAAGGATCAATTCGAAAAAAGAGACTTGTTCCAACAGCCCACTCAGTGTCATAAATCTTCAGAGGACGCGAAAAGAAATTATCAAGCGTAGCATCTAAATTCAGAGGAGCATTCCGTAAAGGATCATCAGCTCCTGTGTAATCAACCAAGTGACCTGGAGTTGCATCCGTAAATGTAATATTCTCCATTGTCATTCCTTGAGAAGGTGAACCGCCTTGTCCACCTTCGTCAGCGTGTGGTTCAACTTGCGCTCTATTTTTCCTCTCTCGTTTAGCTTCCTTAATAGTAGGCCATTCGAGTTGCAAATCTTTATAAATTGCATAAAGAATATATAGCGTAACTGAGCCAAATAATCCCATAACTGACAGGGATATTTCACGCTCCGCATCATCATCCGATGCTTGGGGCCTTACTTTGCCACCCATTGTTGTCCAGGCACTTCCTGAAAAAGCTCGCTTAAGCCACGAGAACTCATCTTTTCTATTAAACAAAGGAATACACTATTTTGTATAAGTACAATCTACAAGCACGCTAATGCTACAAGTTTATATAAATATCTAAGCCGTTTATGTACATCTATGGTGTCCAAAAATATTTACAAGTACTTTTCCTTCCACATCTCGACACGTTCGTCAAAAGTGAAGGCAACTGCGGGTGGGGTAAATCCCAACACTCGTACACACAGTTCTTTCATAATGGGCTGATCCTTTTCATACTCCTGACGCCCATGAGCAAATAATTCATGCATATATGTTTCCACGCACGACGTTGCTACATTTTCAGGAGTTTCTGTTGTCGACTTAACATTCATCAAGAGGGGTTTGTACATTGATTCTTTAGTCAATTTTCCAATTCGAGTACCTATCTCGGGAATAAAATGTGACTGACGCTTAAGAAAATCAGCGTCATCTATGTTCAAATCATCCTCAACAGAGTCCGTTTTGTTGGGTTCTGTTATCTTCATCCCGTGTTCAGCTAAAAAAGCTTTAAAAACGCGGAAATTAAATCTCTCTCTGTATTGTTTCTCGACACTTCCTTTGAAGTCATCACCATATGTCATTGCAGCTACAGCTGACCTAAAATCTTCAGCTTCAGGCACTGCATCGAAAAAACCCATACGGACATACAACGAATTCGCCGTACCGTTTATATTTACGGTTATATTATTTCCCGACGTATTAATGTTATAAGCCATAATCATTGTTCCGTTATAATCAATTAGCGGATGGATAATAT